AAATAATGAGATAATACATGAGCTGGAAAAAATATTTTACTCCCGTAGCAGCCGACGCAACATCGGGCAATTACAGCCCGATGGGCAATGGTTCATCGCGCCCGGGTCCAGCACGAGCAAACTACTCAAGTTATTTGCCAGATGTTTACACTGGCGCACCTAATCGTGTTGACCGCTATCTACAGTATGATACTATGGATATGGACAGTGAAGTTAACGCAGCATTAGACATTATTGCAGAATTCTGCTCACAGAAGAACAGAGAAAACCAAACTCCTTTTACATTATTCTATAGAAATAAAGCTACAAACAGCGAGATTTCTATTCTTCGCGAATACTTACAGCAATGGTGTAAGCTACAAAAATTTGAAACTAGAATTTTTAGAGTAGTGCGTAACGTATTCAAATACGGTGATGCGTTCTTTGTTCGCGATCCTGAAAACAAGAAATGGACTTATATCGATCCAGGCAAGATTACTAAGATTATTGTAAATGAAAGCGACGGCAAAGCGCCTGAGCAGTATGTAATCCGTGATTTAAATCCTAACTTCCAACACTTGGTAGTTACAGCTATTAATCCTAGTCAGCAAAATTCTAATAATAGAGGAACTGCATATACTTCCGGCGGCGCGGCAGCACGTGGAGGCGCAGGTTCCTACCCAGTTAGTAACGGCACACGTTTTAGTAATAACCAAAACGAAGTTGCTATTGATGCAAAGCATGTTATTCATCTAAGCCTATCTGAAGGATTAGACAACAACTATCCGTTTGGTAATAGCTTGCTAGAAAACATTTTTAAAGTATTCAAACAAAAAGAACTACTTGAAGACGCTATTATCATCTATCGTGTACAACGTGCTCCAGAACGCCGTGTATTCTACGTAGACGTGGGTAATATGCCAAGTCACTTGGCAATGAGTTTTGTTGAAAGAGTTAAAAATGAAATACACCAACGCAGATTACCAAGTGCTACTGGTGGTGGTACTAACGTTATTGATTCAGCATACAATCCGTTATCTATCAATGAAGATTACTTCTTCCCACAAACTGCTGAAGGACGTGGATCCAAAGTTGAAACTCTACCTGGAGGAACGAATCTTGGTGAGATTGACGACTTAAAATATTTTACAAATAAATTATTCCGTGGCTTACGTATTCCAAGTAGCTACTTGCCAACTGGAGCAGATGATTCGCAAGCAAGTTTTAATGACGGCCGCGTAGGTACAGCGTACATTCAAGAGTTGCGATTTAACAACTATTGCCAACGACTGCAAAGCCTAATGCAAGATGTGTTTGATCAAGAATTTAAGTTGTATTTGTATGATCGCGGAGTTAATATTGACTCAAGTTTATTTGAAGTACAGTTTCAACCGCCACAAAACTTTGCAACATATCGTCAAGCAGAACTAGACGGACAACGTGTGCCGCAGTTCCAGACTATGAGTCAGATTCCGTTTATGAGTAAACGCTTTGCTATGAAGCGTTTCTTAGGAATGTCAGACGAAGAGTTGGCAGAAAACGAACGCTTATGGGGCGAAGAGAATGGTAAAGGTGGTGCAATACCTACCGATAGTTCTGGAGAATTACGTGGCGCTGGTATTAGTAGCGCCGGCATTGAAAGTGATTTAGGTGACTTATCGGACGATGCAGCACCTCCAGAAGCAGGAGAAGCAGAAGGTGCTACACCGGCCGCAGCTACTCCAATGCCTGCAACTCCTCCGGCAGCATAAATATTATCATGATACTTAGAGAATTATTTTACGCAGACAAAGATATGAAAGCGATATCTACTGACTTACAGTACTCGCCAGGTCACGACAGCAGTAGCATGAAACGTAGTGATACTCGTAAGACTAGACTAACATTGCGTCAAATTAATGAGCTTAGAAAAGCATCTGAGTCACACATTTTAGAACAAGAAAAAGAATTAGAGCTGGTACAATCTATGTATATGGCCCCAGCGGCTCCTCCAGCTTGATAAATAAATCAATAGGCTTTTTGTAAAAACGCCTAAAATTCCACCATTATACCCCATATATTACAATTAAGTGTAAATATATTTGACAGCCTTACAATACACAATAGGAGATAAACATGACTGATCGATCAAAGTTCGAGCAGATGCTAGAGCATCTTGTTAATGAAGAAAGTGATAAAGCCAAAGAGCTTTTCCATCAACTAGTAGTTGAAAAATCTCGTGAGATTTATGAAAATATTCTTTCTGAAGATTTCACAACTGAAGAAGAAGCGGAAGACGAAGAAGCTATTGAAGAAGAAGCTGATAGCGACGACGAAGAAGTTGAAGAGAGTTTTGGCTTTGCAGAAGCAGACGACGAAGAAGACACAGGTGACATCGGCGGCGACGCAGGTGACGACTTTGTTAACGACATCGATGCCGGTGACGAAGGTGACGAAGAAGGCATGGGCGGCGAAGGCGACATTGAAGATCGCGTAGTTGACCTAGAAGATGCACTTGACGACCTACGTGCAGAATTTGAAGCATTAATGGGCGACGAAGCTGGTGAAGAAGAACACCAAGATGGCATGAACGATCCAGAGTTCGGTGACGACATGGGTGGTATGGATGACATGGGTGAAGAAGAGCCAGAAGACAGTTTCATGCGTGAATACGTAGAGAAAGTCGGTAACCCAAAGCACGGTGACAACGGCGCAAACGCTAAGTCTACTGTAGCTGGTAAGAACGATATGGGCGGTACAACTGCTAATATGGTAAAAGGTGGTGAAAGCACAACAGGCGGCACAAAAGGCGGTCTAGCTAATCCATCTAGCAAAGAAGACAACGCAGGTAACGTTAACGTTCCAGGCGGAAAAGCTGGCGTAAAACACCTAAAGAAAATGTCATCACCAGCTGGTGGCGACAACGGTGTTAACACAAAAAGCACACTCGGCGCAAAATAAGTAGATGACGATGAATTATCTTCGTGAAAACCTGAGTTTTGACCAGGCGAAAGTGATTGTTGAATCCGATGGCGAGGGCGGTAAAAATCTCTATATGAAAGGGATTTTTATCCAAGGCGACAAAAGGAATCAGAATCAGCGAGTTTATCCTGGACGTGAAATTGCCAGGGCTGTCAAGACCCTGAACGATCAAATCGCAGGCGGATACTCAGTGTTAGGCGAAGTAGATCATCCAGACGATCTAAGAATCAACCTTGATCGTGTAAGCCATATGATCACAGAAATGTGGATGGATGGTGCAGACGGTCATGGAAAATTAAAAATCCTTCCTACTCCAATGGGTCAACTAGTGAAAACTATGTTAGAAAGCGGAGTTAAGTTAGGAGTATCAAGTCGCGGATCTGGAAACGTTAGAGATGACGGTTCCGGTGAAGTATCAGATTTTGAGATTATCACAGTCGATGTGGTAGCTCAACCTAGTGCTCCTGGAGCATATCCAACACCAATTTATGAACACCTGATTAATACTCGTGGTGGTTATAATGCCTTACGCATAGCGAAAGAGGTGCAGGGTGATCCTAAAGCACAGAAATATCTCAAAGAGAGCTTATTAGGTATAATAAGCAAACTCCAATAAAGAGGAGAATCACATGTTGGACGCACTAAAGAATTTGTTTGAGAACAATGTGGTTTCGGAAGAGATCAAAGAATCTATTGAGGCTGCTTGGGAAGCTCGCATTGTCGAGAACCGCACACAAGTAACTCAACAGCTACGTGAAGAATTTGCTCAACGCTACGAACATGACCGTCAAGTTATGGTCGAAGCAATTGACCGCATGTTAGGCGATCAATTAAAAGAAGAAATTCAACAATTTGTAGAAGATCGTAATCAATTAGCAGAAGCTAAAGCACGTTATGCAGTAAAAATGCAACGCGATGCACAGTTAATGAAAGAGTTTGTAACTCGTCAATTAGCTAGCGAAGTTAAAGAGTTGCACGAAGATCAAGTACAAATGGCTTCTAAGTTTCATACACTTGAGAAGTTTGTCGTAGAAGCTTTGGCTCAAGAAATCGCAGAATTCCATACAGACAAGCAAGACATTGCAGAAACAAAGGTACGTTTGGTACGCGAAGGCCGTCACGCCTTAGGCAAAATGAAAGAACAATTCATTCAACGTGCAGCTAAACTTGTCGAGAATACAGTTGAACAAACTCTATCAAAAGAAATTGGTCAATTGAAAGAAGACATCGAAGCAGCTCGTCGTAACGACTTTGGTCGTAAGTTGTTCGAAGCATATGCTAGCGAATATCAAAACAGTTACCTTAACGAAAAATCAGAAACAGCTAAATTGCTCAAAGTCATAGACAAGAAAGATTTGGAAGTTGCAGAGGCTCATCACGCTGTAGCACAAGCAACGCAAATCCTAGAAAGCAAAGAAGCACAAGTTAAAGCTCTAATGGAGAGCAAACAACGTCAAGAAATCATGAGTGAATTAGTAGCACCTTTGGCTAACACCCAAAAAGCTATTATGACAGAACTTCTTGAAAGTGTACAAACTGCAAAACTAAAAACTAGTTTTGAGAAGTACCTTCCAGCCGTAGTAGCTGGCGAAGCTCCACAGAAGAAGAAGGCACTAGTAGAGGCAAAAGAAGTCACAGGCAACAAAGAAACCCACAGCGTCAGTAGCAGCGAGCACGAAAGCAACATTTTCGATATGCGTCGTCTTGCTGGATTAAAACATTAATTAGGAGATTAAAATGTCAGAACTACTAACAGGCCGTTGGGCAGAAACAAAAGAAGCACTTCTTGAAGGCCTTCAAGGCACTAAGAGATCTGTAATGGCAAGTACGCTAGAGAATACTCGTAAGTATCTAGCTGAAAGTGCTAGCACAGGTGCTACTTCTGCCGGAAACGTCGCAACATTAAAC